TACCGGTAAGACCACTGTATCCACTCGCAAAGTCATCAACATTAGTAAATACTCGTTTTACAAAAGTGGTAACTCCAGAAATATTAGTGGAAATGGTTTCAGTGCTTTCAACTTTATAAACATTATCAACAAAGGAAGTTCCAACTCCAACAGTATTTCCTAAACTATCTATAGATGTAAGAGTAGTTGTTCCAAAACCAACATTTGAGTTTCTCACGATAAAGTAATCATTAGCATTAATAGAACTCAAAGTTATTTCAGTTCCAGAAATAAATGTGCTTCTTAGGAAAGAATCATATGGAATATGGAGGTCAAAAATTAGTTGAGTTGTTCCTGCACCGACACTTGTAGATGCAAATCCAACAATAACTCCATTATCACCAGAGTAAGAAATGACACTAACTTCTTCTACACTAAGAGAAGGAGGAGAAATCAACACTACTGGTGGGTTTGTATTTGTATAACCTACTCCAGGTTCAATGATTTGAATACTCGAAATTGTTCCACCAGCACTTATCGTTACAGATCCAGTTGCTTGAGTTGTAGTAGAAACACCTATAGTTGATGCAATACTTACTGTTGCTGTTGAATATCCAACGCCACCATCTGATATGACCACAGAAGAAATAGTTCCAAGTCCAGATACTATGGCAGTTGCTGCCGCAGATGATTTAGATTCTTGAGAAACAAATTTAATTTTATTTTGGAAATTCAAAGAAACCGCATTTTCATTCTGCGGATTGAACATTGGTCTCACATCATCAACATATATCAATGTAGATCCAACACCAACAGGTTGAATGAGATATGCACTTGGATTAATAACTGGTTCATAAAGTTGTCTGGTCTTTGGAATAAAGATTTCATCGATCAGAGTATCTTCAGTTTGTTTGCACCAATCAACAGGTCTCAACAATTCAGTATCAATTGTATTTCCTGGTCCATAATATGGATTTGTTCCAACAAGATTTGTTGCTTTTATTTCATCAACAATTCTTTCTTCCTCAAGAAGACCAATACCTTGACCTCTAGATGGATCATTTTTTATTTGAAGAGTGTCACCAACCTTTACAGTTTCAACAACATTTCTGAATATTACATCAGAATCACCATTTCCTCTATAGAAGATAATTTCAATTTCATCTCCAATCTTAGGTGCTTCAGTAAATCTAAGTGTTCCACCTCCATCAAAAATATATCCAACACCTGGTTTCTGAAGGATTTGATTTACAAATACCAGAATAATATCTTGGACAATAATATTTGATCCTTTTCCTGCTACGATAGAGAAACTTTGTCCCTCAAGTGAAAGTGGGAAGTCTTTTCTAAATCCATCAATGAATTTTTCAACATTGTCAAGGAGTTGAAGTTCTCCAACAGACCACCCATTAAACTCATCAGAAATTATTTCTTCAATAGTTAGTAAAAACTCATCACCACTAAAATCTGATGTAGTAGGAATTCCTGTCAATCCACCTGTAGCAACGGTTAATATGTCACCATTACCATAAGCATATCCAGTATTCCTAATTTCAAAACCAATCACACTTGATCCTTGACCAACAACAATATCAATAGTTGCTTCAGTTCCAAAACCAGAAGTTCCGGATTTATATTTCAAATCAAGACCACTATATGAATCTGGATCATCAACAACAACAAAAGAGGAACTTGTAAATTCCGCACCATCAAAAGTGATCGTAACATCTGTAGATATATTACCAGTTCCAGTAATAATAGTAGCAAAACCAACATGATAGAATGCTGTTGTAACGCCAATATCACTATTAGCAACACTTACATTTACATACCCAATAGATGGATTGGTGATTCCAATACTGACCTGAGTTCCAGACGGAATTTCAACATTTGTAGTGGAACCAATTCCAACTCTTACAAAGGTGGAAGCAGTGGATACAACAGTGCATCCATTTTCTTTGATAAATGTACCGATACCGATTGTAACATTGTCTCCAGTATTTAAAGTATTGATGATATCATAAACACTATTGGAATTATCCAAATAGATTTCAGTTGAACCAATACCAACAGGGCTGGAAGTATCAGTCAAGATTTCATATCTAGTTCTTCCTCTGTAACCACTTCCAGTATTAGCAATACTAATGCTAGAAACAGTTCCCAGTCCAGAAATTATTGCTGTTCCTCCAGCAGACACTAATGGTTGATATCCAAATCCTTCTGTGGAAGATACTGATACAATAACACCACCTTTAGGGAAACTGGAGATTCCAACATCTGGTCCTAATGGTGAGGGATTTGATCCAGTGAAGGTAATGGATGTTATACCAGATGATTCTTCTAAAGTATACTGATTTATAATTTTTGAGAACTGGATTGTATCATTTACCAGAATGATACCATTTTGTGTAGTAATTCCCGATACATTAGAACCATTTTGTGTTAATGTAAATGAATTTTTAGAACCATCAAACTGATCGGAAATATTATCAAAGATATAGTTCTTAGAATATGCTTCAGCAGTTGAACCTACAATACCATTTCTCAAGAAAGTTCTACCTTGGAATGTAGAAGATGTTGTTATACCTACATAATCAATTTCGTCAGGATCATTTGTCTCTGGTGGAGTTCCTCCAAAAGGTGCTGCAGCAAATGAAATGAAATTCTCTACAATATTGTAGTTTCCTACAATTTTTGTAACCATATCACCTGCTGATGCTGTTGATAATCCAGTTCCCAACCAAGGTCTACGAACTCTTATTGCATTCGGTTCAGCATTAATACCAATCTGTTCAATCTTCATAATTTCATCATTAACTTTAATTAAGTCAGAACCAAAGAAAGATGTTATTCCAACGAAGAATATTATAGTATCTTCAAGTGCTACGTTAGCTTCTAAAGTAGTTGTTATTGCTGTAGATACAACAGGGGATTGTATCATATTATCAATAGCAACAAGTGCTCTTGCGTTTTGATTTTGGGCAATAAATCTATGAGATGTTCCAATACCAACGCTTTCCAATTCAACTATCTGAGGAGTAAGTTTAAGAGCATTTTCTGCACTTGAAGCAATTCTTATAGAATTTTCATCAACCTTAACTGCAAAGATATTTTCTTTAGGAAGGAATGTTGTGTCTGCATATCCTACAAAACTAGTTGTAGCAATTCCAATGGCAGATGATGCTGTTCCAACATTAATATATGTCAACTTCTCGCCGGAAGAGAAGAAGTGATTGGGAATAATGATGAGATTATTTTCTACATCAACAACCTCACTATCATTACCCTCAAAGTATCTTTCAAAGACTTGCAGTCCCTCATGCCTCAATTCAAAATCTCTCTTGATATCTGATTCAGTTCCGGTATAGAATGATTCAGTAGTATCTAAATGACCATTTGTAAAATCAAGTGTGTTAGAAGAAGCACCTTCTGGCAAGTCTGAATGTGGCGATAAAGCCTGTGTGAAAACTTTAACAACTGTATCAATGTTTGGATTTGGAGTAAAGACAATGCTGTTAGTTCCAGCAGCAGAAACTCTTGCCCCAAAAGTTCCCAATCCAGATGAAGTTACAACATTTCCATATTCTGTAAAAAATGCATTAAAAGGTTCTATAGATGTTGGGTCAACATAATTATCAATAACAATAAGTTCTGAAAGTTGATTTGCTGAGTTTGTTGTATCAGTAACTTGAATTATATTGTATGATGCATCATATCCTTCTCCATATGTTGCGACAGTTGTTATTCCTGGATTAGCAGATGCAGAAATACTTGTAGTCGTCACCTTATTGAGAAGATTTGATAAATCTTCATATGTAGTAGTTCCTGTTGAAATACTACCAGTTGTAAAACCAACATGGAATGTGTTTATAGCACCAGTAGTTCCTATTCCAGTTGCTGTTGGAATAAAATCAACCTTAAGAAGTGAATTTTCAATATGAGGATAATAAGATCCCAGACCAGCGGCAGGACCTCTTTCTGGGTTTGTGGTTAATCTTCCATATTCTGAAAAACTCACTCCTTCATTAGTTCCATCATGAGTAATATTAAGTTCAACACACTCAAACTCTCTATCGCTTCCAATATCGGGATTGATATTAACTAATACTTTCAAACTAGTAATAGTGGAGGCGACAGAAACTATAGTTGCTGTTGTTGCTGCTTCTACTTGAACACTACTGCTACTAAGTTTTACTGCTTCCTCAAAATTTAGATCTCCGGTAGAAAGAACTTTGTCATTCAAACTAAATGCTGCAATAGCAACATCATAATCATTAATCTTAAATTTTGTTGGGAAGAATCTAAGTTGTGCTTCGTTTCCTACAATGGCAAAGTCAAATGATCCTAAAGTTGGTTCATCTTCACTAAACTCTCCTAATGGATATGGAGTAACAAGTACGCCATATTCATTTATATAAGCAAGAAAACTATCATGAACGATATCTACTATGGAAAATTGTCTTTGTGCGGTAAATTTTTTATCTCTAACATAAGTAAAATATTTTTGGAATCTTGCCTGAGTAAAGTCAAATTCATTTGCTACACTAAATCTTGTAGATCTTGGTTCGTTATTAAACTGACCACTAAGATCATCAATAGAAAGAACTCTATTTCCTACTGATTCAAAGAAATCCTCTAGAATGATACTAGAGAATGTGATTTCATCTGAAACATTTCTTGAGTTTATAACCAGATTGTTTTCAGATACAAGGTCAAATGCATAGTAACAATTTACACTAGCAACTCCCAGTAAATCAGTAACAATATCAACACCGCCAGTCCTCCCTGGTACATCAACCGACATGCTATTTGAGTTTATAGTTTCTAACTGATAGTCAGAAAACTTTTTAAATCCTAAAGTATGATTCAAAGAAGAAACTGGTTCATTCCAAGTTTCAAATGGAACTTCTGATTTCAATGAATATGAGAAGTTTTGATAATAGAAACTATCTTGCAATCTTTGAAGATTTAGATTCAATTCACCCGAATCATTTTGCCAACCCTGTATAACTTCAACTGTTGGATTGAGATTATAGTATTCTTCAGATGAAGTTACCGAAGATGCTATTCCCTGAACATCTGAGGATTGTCCAGTGATTTTTTCTCCAACTACAAACTCACTATTAGAAGAAACTCTTAAAATACTTGACTTAGGATTCCATTCATTGATAATACCAACAGCAGAATTTGAGGATACAGTTTCTCCTTTAAAGAACTGCTTTCTGGTAAGAATACTAGAGAAGGTTGGGAAATTCTTTTGAGCAATAATCCTTCCTGAAGAATTTGTTATATCAAAAGTGCCAGGGAATTCGCCTGATTCTAAAACGCTAGAAAGACTGTAAGTTATACTTCCAATTCCACCCAAGTTTTCATCAACATCAGTTATATCAAATAGTTTGTAGTTATAATTTTCAGAGTTGAATCCTTTTCCTGTTGTAGTTCCAATACCAACACTCAAACCTTCAACTAAAACCTTATCTCCAACAGCAAATGGGAAAGAATTTTCTGTGCTAAAACCAACTGCTAAGAATGCAGTCACATCTTTAGTTGATTCGTTATAACTAATCGTTGCACCAACTCCAGCACCAGTTTCTGTTGGAATGAATATAGGGTCTGCATTAGTAATTCCCTTTGTGTTCTTAAGTATTTCAACAGTTCTATCGCCAGGTGTTACTCTTAGATCTATATCAGATACTACCTCATTAGTTCCACCATCAATAACAACTAATTTTGGTGGGAAAGCAAATCCTCTTCCAAAAGAAGATATTCCAATGGATTTGAAAACAACAAGTGGTTCTATTTGTATGACTTGTGGATATAATGCAGATGGGGAAAGAGTTGGGTCAGATGGATAAGAATTTCCAAAGTCTTTTATTTTAGTTGAAAGAATTTTTCCTACAGATTTGCTTTGTGCTTCTAAAACGGCACCATTTCCACTAACACTTGTTATACTTGATATTTCTGGTAATGTTCTGTAATTTATACCTGGATTAGTAACTTCAATACTTGAGATTGGTCCGGTAGTATGTGTACAATCGGTATCATAGTTTATTAAAGAACCAGAAGATGCATTGTAAATAGTTTCTTCTGGAGTTTCTTTCAGTGTATATGTAAAGGAAGTGGTAGATGGTGTGAGAATTCTGTGAGTTCCATTGTAAATACTATTTGTTATTTGAATCTGACTTGAATTTACAACCTCATCATCTATAAAAATTCCAGTTTTTTCATCGGGAACATCTACACTTATATTTGAATCTATTAGGTCAAGTTTATAATACAAGAACTCGGGAATATCTTCAGTTACTTTTAGAATAACTTTAGCACCAGATGAACCAACTGTTCCTTCTCTTGAAATCTCAAATAGTTTGCTATCTTCTGATTTTTCCCAAACTACTTTGAAATCTTCATCCCTATAAAAATTCAAAGCAAATCCTGGATATGTTGTGCCAGAAATTGTGAATGCCAATGAGGGATCTGATAGATCAAATGTTACAGTAGAATTTTTATACAATCTTACTGGAGGATTGACTGGTGATATTGTGCCAGCAGATGCACTTGTTATTTCAACTATGGTCGGTTTTTCTTTAGTAGCATCAAAATAACTATTTGAAAGTTTGATCGTATCTCTATCAATTACCTTCGCATAATAAATCGTATCTCTGGATAATCCCACTGACGGTATAGTTGCTGTATGTATAACTTTATCGCCAGTCTTCAATTTGTGAGAATTTAGTGTGATAGCATTAGTAGATGTATTAACTCCTGCTGCAGAAAAATCAATAGGATCAACTACAACTCTTCTATTGTAATTGTCATATTTGAAAATAACTGTCTTTGTATTATTTGGATTTGCATTTACAAATACATTGTGTGGTTGACTTAATCCATGAGTTTCTGCAGTAGATACTGTTACTAAGTTTCTTTCTACATTTCCAGTCAATACTTCATAGTTTGTAGTGAAACTGTGTGTATCTCCAGCACCTACTGATCTGAAGAACAATGTGGTTGAAATAGTATTTGCAAGTCCAACAAAGGTTCCAGTTGTTCCAAGACCAACTCTAACAGTTGCGACTCCAATCAAATCATCATTAATTTTAGCAACAAATAAAGATTGCCCATCTGGTAATGTTGTTCCTACCCCAACATTCGTTTCATCTTGGACAATAATACCACTACCACCATTACCAGGAGAATAAGTTAACAAGTCTCCTGTTTGCAAATTGTGATCTTTAAGGTATAATGCTTTAGTTTGGATGAATATCTGAGTAGCACCTACACCAGGATTTGCAAATGTGATGGTAGTTCCAATCCCAACTCCAGCAGTAGTTCCCAGTCCAACTACATTTATTGGATTAAAGTAAATTTGCTGGTTCTCTCTGTATTGATAATCTGTCTTAAATCCACTATTAATTGATAATTTTCTGGGAACTTCATATATCAATTTTCCAATAGTGTGAGAAGTTCCTGTCGTTCCCTCAACCTCCCTAAGAACTCTTATTCTAGAGTTTAGTCGGTCTACATTTAGAACCTTAATTTTCTCAGTTCCAGTAATTAAGATATCATTCTCTCTAATCTTAGAACGAGACAGATTGCCTGTTACTCTAAAGAAGGTGACAATACCAGTAACTGAAGGGTCATCAATAGATACTGCAGTTGTTCCTATTCCAGTAAACTTAAGAATATTTGAACTAATACCTACAGAATAAGAACCTTCTATTTTAGAAGAAGTTGTTGATAATCCGGATATATTCACTATATCAAGATTTTCAAAGTTATTTGGATTGTCAGAATATAAAATATATTCTCCCTTAGATTGTCCTGGATAGATTTCTAAATTTTCAATAGAACTAGTAGCAACACTTATACTATCAACACTTCTTCCTTTGACTCTTGCCACTCTACCAGCAGCACCTTCTCCTTTAGTGCCAATATTATTGAATACTAAAACATCTCCAACTTTATACCCAATACCCCCAGTGGAAATGCCAATTGAATTGACAACACCTTTTGCTGTTGCTGATATTGTAGACTTTTGATTTAATTTGTTTGGAATATCAATATATGGATAATTTATATCAAACTCTAATAAGTTATATGGTTTAGTGTTTCTTCTATACTCGTTCTTCAAAGATTCAAAGTTGTTCTGATTCGCAGATAACTTGAAGTTATACTCTTCAGGAACTGAATGATAATTTTGACCGATTATATATGGGAATGTTGGTTTTTTATAGTTTTTAAATACTCCAGAAGATTCTACAGAATCATCATCTATGGTCATAAAATATGCATAAGTTCCATTTGGATAATCTGGAGTTAAGCAGAATCTTCCATTGTTTTCATCAAGAATATCTTCCTCAGTTGATTTTACATGAGTATAATCTTCTACAAAAAATCCTTCTGGAAAATTACTTGTTGGAGGTCTGTTTGGTTTTATATCCAAGGAATATCCAGACTTCATTTGGGTGATTACACCACCAGATTTATTTTTGAATCCATATGGACCATAAATTGGATTGCCATCATATGCAAATCCAAGTATTGGTGAGTGTTTAGTGGATGAAACCTCTAAATTATCAACTTTTTTTAAATCTGGTTCCCCATAACTTATTTCTCCAGTAGTTTTAATTGAAAATGTATTTTCTCTAAGTTTTCTTGGAGCATATACATGAGTATATTGTAGATGTAGTTGATCTCTTGATTCTATCAATACACCATCATCCGCAGTAAAAAATGGAAGATGTTGATTAAATAAGTTGATTCTCCAAGTTTGAACATCTGCTTTAAATGCAGCTGCATTGATAGATGTCTCAGCAGTAATCACATCAACAATTGTGGAACCTTGAACATATCCACTACCAGGTTGTACAATAGTAACCGAGGTTATAGACCCATTTTCAATGATAGGAATCAATACAGCACCAAAACCATCTCCATTTACAATTAAATCTGGAGTTGAGAAATATCCAGATCCTGAACTTTGAACAATAACTTGTACAATTCTTCCATTATTAACTATTGGCAACAATAGAGCCTCTCTTCCAGTATCAAGAATGACCTGGGGGGAGTTGTCTAAATTTATGATATCGGAAGATCCATAACCAACACCTTGATTTTCTAAATGAACTGAAGTTACTTGACCTCTAAAGATTGGTTGTATTTCTGCTTTGAATGTTTCTTCGCCAATAGAAGAAATACCAACCTCCCCCAAGAGAGTCGCGCTTATTTCGGGATAATTGAAAATATGAGTTCCAACTCCAACAGAAGTGAAATCTACATATTGCTTTGTTCTATAGAAAAACTCTCTGTCAGAAGATAATCCTACAGCAGAAAGTTTGAATGAGTCTTTATCAACTCTTGTGACATAATATTCAGTATCTACAGACAATCCAGAAATATGTGTTCCTGTGCAGGTGTACTTAATAAGTTCTCCAGATTTATAATCATGGTCATTGATGAATATTGAGTCACTTGCTGTACTAACTCCTACTAATGCCTGTGCTGTGCGCTTTTTATTTTCATAACCAACACCCCCATTGACAATATTGATAGAATCTAATACTGACTTTTTATTGACAGACTCTAAAAAGTGCTTTCCAGAACCATAATCAGTCAGATATACTGTATTGATTCCCAATATGGCATCATTTTGTGTTGGGTGAAGTTTAACTGTGACATTATCAATTACGGATAAGAAATACTCCGAATTTGTAACTATGCCAGCAACACCAGGTTGGTTGTTTGTCTTGTATATTACCTTCTCAACATTTCTAAACTTATGGTAAGTTGAAAAACCAATTGTAGATTCATCAGATGCTGTTCCTGTAGTTATTCCAGAATTACCTTCACCAGCAATAAACCCTACAGAGTGGTCAATTAATTTCATATTGACCTTGCCCAAGGCACCCTGACCATTACCACCAGTAATTTTTAGGGTTGGAGTTTTTAGATAATCAAATCCAGTATCTTTAATACGAATCTCTCTTAGTGAACCAGATATAGCAGGATAACCAGTAGCCCCTGTACCTACAGAATCACTAATAATAAGATTCGGTGGATTAATTACATCAATTCCTCCACCTGGAGACAAAACTCTAATATTTTCAATTTTTCCATATTTGACAAAATCTTTAGACTTATAATTTACAATTTCAACTCCATTGATAAGAATACCAGTAGATCCTGGTTCAGTTTCCTTTAATATTTCTGTGGATTTTGGTTTTGATATTTTTCTAAGTAAATTTTGAGATTCAAAGTTCTTTCCATTAAACTCAAATGGTTTTATTAAACTATTAGTTATCGTGACAGCAGAATCAACTGACACAAAGTTTGAATTTAGAATATCACTTCTACTTTTTGCAAACTTAACTGTAGATTGATTTACTCTTTTGACAAAATATAATCCATCAGCAAAAAGACCATCACCTCTTACTTCAGTGAGTATAGTATTACCAAAAATATCAGACGAAGATTGAGTAACAATTTCTGCTTCATAAGCAACTGCATCACCAGTGTAAAGTCCACACTCTCTACCCGGAGTAATTTCAAACTCTGTTCCAACAAATGTCCCACTAAACTTAATTTCTTTTGATGATACATTGACTGGTTGACCATTATAATAAGGTAATGATGAAGATGCAACTATATAACTTTCATCTTTTGTGCTCTTATATACGTTACTAACATCTGTAGAAAAATCTGCAATACTAGGAAAGGTTTCAGATAATCCTTTTCTAATAATTCTTTGTATCTTATGTGCTTCGTTTGTATTTAATTCACTACTTCCCTTTATCAGAAAAACATTTTCTGAGAAAACCTTTAGAATAATAACTTCTTCCTTTACTCCATTTTGAAAGATTATGTGTGCTAAATCTCCAGGATAAAAATAATTCCTGACAGGTAAAGTCAACTCATATGTAAGGTCTGAAGAATCTATCAGTTTTATGTGAGAAACATTGTAAAGTGATGGTACATTATAAATCCAATTCTTTGTCTGTGGAGTGTGTTCGGAAAAACCAAGAGTTTTTATATTAATCTCAGTATCCTCAAGAAATCCTGTGGTGTTTTGAGGAATATCTAAAGATTCAGTAACAGAGTTGATTCTTACTCTGATTGTTTCATTTTGGTCTAAATTTGATCTACCATAAGCAAAGGTATTGATGCCAATAGTTGTTGCATCTAATATTGTTTTTTCTACGTTAGATGCACCAAAAAATTGACTTAATGATTTGGATGTATATGAAATAATGCCTACAGACTCATCAGCATATTTTACATACAACTCCCCTGTTGTGCCAAATCCAACAGTGGAATCTACATCAATAACAGTTGTGCCAGCAGCAACTTGTCCGATTACTTTTGTAGAAGACTCAACTTTGAATTCACCATATAATGTTCCACTAACACTAATATCCCTATTAAATCCGCCATCAAAAGCAAGTCTATAATATGTCTTTGCATAACCAACTTCAACTTTTTCAACAGAAGTTATGGGAGCATATGCTTTTTGAATATTGCTATCAAATTTGTATGCATCTTGAAAAAGACTATTATTTACTAAGTTTACTGGATCTCCTTCAATAGGTTCAACAATCAGTTCATTTACTATTCTGTAGCCAGCATTTGATGGGGTAAAGAGAAAATCCTTAGGAGTAACTAATTCAACTTCTTTATTGTAAAGTGCCTTGAATAATATTTCATAGGATCTATTTGTACCCTTACTAATATAAAAATCTTTTGCTTGCTTTATGAAAATATCTTGATTAAGTTCAGGTGCTAACTGCCTATCCGAAAATCCAGGAAGGAATTGATATTTTAATTTTCTTAAAAATTCTTTTAAGAACAAACAACTTAAATTGGTTATAATTGATTGATCTTTATGGTCATCAGCTGCTGATGATTCAAATACAACTTCTTCTTTATTAAGTTCACTTCTATATGAAGTAATACCAACAAACCCTCTTATACAACCAGTAAAAGAAAACTCAGTTTTTCCAGTATAAGTGATGATTTCGTCATCAATTTTTAAAAGTCCATAAGAATCTGGAAATCCAGAAGTTCCTGTAGGAGAGTTAGATGAATCAATATTGATAGTATCTTCAAAAAAGTCAATATCTCCAGATAATACAACAGATTCTGAAAGATTTGTATTATTGTCGAGTTTAATGTATCGATCAATATTTTCAATTAGGTCAATAGGTCCACCCTGATACTCTTGTCCAAGATAATATGATTTAAGAAAACTTTCTACAAGCGGAAAGTCTTCTCTTACATAATTTGGAAGTTGACTTGCAACGATAGTATTGAACTGAACTCTATTTTCTGACATGTTATGATTTTATCGTCTTAGTATGAGGTTGTGCCTAAATTTGATGCTCCTGCTGAAGAAACCACTGAGGTTCCTGCAGTTGTGGTTGTATTTGTTGCAGGGTTAACTGATGAACCCGTTGTATTAGTTAGTGTTGGTCCTCCAGAACGAACTAAGTTGCCATTTGCATAACTTGAAGATACAATATAACTTGATGCTGATGGATCAAGTCCCGATGAAATCTCATCAACGACAGTCTCGAAAACACTGTTACTAATATCTAGTTGCAAATAAAGATCCTGTAATCCGACTACATCATTTGAAGTGGGAGTTGCTTGAATCTCTAATGTTTGAATACCATCTTTGACTTTTGCAGCAGTAATAATGACAGGATTCAATGTAATGATTCCATTGATATAATCAATCCTTCCAACATTTCTCTTTACAACAGTTGGTGATTGTGAACCTATTGAGGGTAGAGTAAAGAAGAAGAGTGATCCAGTTGCCCTATTTGTATCAGGAACATCAGAAAGATAAACTGGTTGTTGAATACCAGAAATCAAAAAGGCAGAAGACTTAATATTATATCCAGTCAAACGTTTGATATAGATTTGATTACCAAAACCAATCTGATATTCTGCAAATTGATTGAGAAGAACTCTCAAGTCTCTTCTCATACTGATAGTAGTAATATTTGAGGTTACTGCATCATAACTATCATCAATAATCTTCAAGAATTTACTGTACTTCAGTCTTGCTCCATATCTATTCAATTCAGAGGATTCAGCATATTTTGTAACATTATTTACAACGACTGAAGATACTAAACTTGCTGATGGTGCAAGATTTGAGTTATAATATACTTTTGAGTTAACTTCAATATAAAGATATTTCAGGTCTAAAATCTCTGGAACAATTCCGGCAACTGCAAATTGCTTGAGTTTGAGTTTGATATTTTCCTTAATCAAATTTGGAAGAAAATCTCCAAATTTTGGTTTGATGCTGATAAAAACCTTTCCATATTGTGGTGGAATCAATTCTTCTCCACCAAATACAGAGATTGATTCTGTTTCTGGATATATCCTTGCAGGAATCAAAGTTTCATAATCATTTGCAGTTAATGCTCTATTTTGAGAAGCATAAATTCTTGGGGCATACTGCTTGATTGATTCAACACCTTCAATAGGTGCTCCACCACTCGCAGGAAGACCTGTAGACACTAAAGATATGCCAGTTGTTACATTATATTCTATTGCGTTTCTATTATAGATGAGTCTACCAGCAAATGAGAATGTTCCTACACCATTTGCTGAGTCTCCATTTGAAATTATGTAATCAACCGTGATAAAATTGTTATCATCAAGTTTATGTCCAAAAATACCATCACCAAAGATGATTTGATATCTTTCCTCATCAACTTCCTGAAGGAAATAAACCTTTGAATCTGATTTGACCTCAAAAAGACTATCTTGACGAGAGTATTTTACATTTCTACTTGATGATTGGTTTGGTCTTACTGCAACTGATAATAAATCAGTATCAACACCAATATTATCTAAAATAAACTTCTGATTTGGATTTCTTGAGTTTTCAGTAAAGTTTGCAGTTAGTAAGGTTCCCTCATAAACTGAAATATTTCTAAAATCAGCAATATCATCAATTACTGGAACTGTAATATCTTCAAGTATTGAGAAAACATATGATTGATTTCCAAATGCACCAGAAGATGTGACTACTGGTCCCTTCTTGAGTGTGATTGTAGATGGTTTTGGTGTGATATTACTCGTAAACACCTGAAATGATATAACTGCTCTTGCTGCTGTTCTTGACTTTGGTAAATATCCAATATTTCTTGCTAGTGATACAACATTCTCTCTTAATGTTGCACTATCAATGAAAACCTCATTTGCGACCATATTCGCATTGTATGAGGTAATATAGGTGTTGTATGCCAGAACATCAAGAATGGAGGATAAGTTAGATCCTTCAAAATCATAGTCAGTAAAACTAGAATTTTGTTTTAGATATTCTCTGAGAGTTGTTTTAACCTGGGCAAAGTCCAGGTTAGTGAAATTAGCTAGTGGCATTTTTACCTAGTTTGTTGCAAAACAAATTGTAATTCTTGTGGAGGAACATCTGCACCGATGATCTCATAAACGATCCTCACATCAAAAGAATTGTTGTCAAAATCTGGATTCAAATCAACAGATCTTAAATCAACTCTTGGTTCATAATTTCTGATAGATTGTCTTATCTCTGAACTTATAATATTTGCAGTAAATTCATCAATATTCTCAAAAAGTGACTCATTGATTCTAGATCCAAAGTCTTCATCAAAAAACTTCTCACCAGGAACCGTAAATACTATATTTTTAACTGAGCGAGCAATCGCCTGCTCATTTTTAAGTGCAATAAGGTCATCATTCAGAGGATTTCTCTGAAATGTCATGCTAATATCCTTAAAACCTTGACTTACCCTTTCTAGAGGCACAAAAATATGGCGATTATAACTTATTTATCACTGATTTTTTGATAAAATTAGTCATATAATGGCATTGGTTCACTTTGATTTTCAAAAATCTCCGTTTCTTCCAAAGAATCCCTCTTTTTTGGTGTCAAATCGTCATTTGAAATCTCACGAAGCATTTTTTGATGCTGATCATTGCCTAAATTGTCTAAAAAATCGTTATTTGGAGTCATTTTTCTAATTTGTGGGTGGATTTTCTTGATTTTTACGTTCTTTTGCAGTTTTCCAAAAATATTCATCCTCACGACCCATTCCAAGTCGTTCAAATCCATTCTCTACTTGATAATATTGTGTCGAAACCTTAAAATCAGG